CCAAACTTCGGCGCATCCGTTGATTCCGAACGCTTGGACCATCTGCACAAGCAGGCAAGCGAGGCTGGAGAAGAAGCGCTGATAGGATTTTTCGCGAAACATTTGAACGTAGAGATTGGTCTATCTCTGCGCTCTGACCGATGGGCCGGCGCAGATTACTGGCAGGTACAAGCCCGCGACGAAATAACACTATCAGCGTTGCTTGACCGTTGCGACGTGATCGATGTCGGCATAGACGGCGGCGGGCTGGATGACCTTCTTGGGCTTGCTGTGCTCGGGCGCGATCCTGAAACGCGGGAGTGGCTGCTGTGGTGCCGAGCCTGGGCGCATCCGTCCGTGCTTGAGCGGCGCAAATCCGAAGCGGATCGCTTCCGCGACTTCGCGGCACAGGGAGATTTGTCGCTTGTCAGTCGCATCGGAAATGACGTGCAGGAGGCTGTCGGTATTGTCGTCGAGATAGAGTCGTCAGGCCGACTCGACAAGATCGGCGTCGATCCGGCAGGTATTGGAGCAATTCTTGACGCTCTCGTTGCTGCAGGCGTCCCGCAAGAAAAAGTCGTCGGTGTGTCGCAAGGCTGGCGCCTCGGCGGGTCAATCAAGACGCTTGAACGCCGGCTTGCTGAAGGCACGCTGATACACAGCGGACAGCCGCTGATGGCATGGTGCGTCGGCAATGCTAAGGTTGAGCCGCGCGCCAACTCGATCCTGATCACAAAGCAAGCCAGCGGCTTCGCCAAGATTGACCCGCTGATGGCCGCATTCAATGCGGTTTCGCTGATGTCGCTGAATCCAGAGTCAAGCGGTAAATCGTTTTGGGAATAGTTGTAAAAATTCCCATTGCAAAAAATGGGGAATAGTTAAAATAAGTCTTGAATTCGTTTAACGTCGGGAGACGCCGCGAATGCTGCAAAAAGTATTACCTGACCTACTCCTTGTCACCGGATCAGCGTCGATCTCATTCGGCGCGTGGCTGGTGTTTCCGCCCGCAGGGTACATTGTGGGCGGATTTCTTATTCTCGTCGCTGGCGTCAAGCTGGCGAACGCTGCCTGATGGGCATTCTGGCGTCCGCCGTTGCCACCAAGTCAGGCTCGACGCTCGACCTGTTCAAGCAGATATACGGCAGTCGGATGACATCAACCGGCAAGACGGTGAATGTCAGCACGGCCATTGAAGTATCTACCGTATTCGCCTGCTGCCGAGTCATTGGCGAAGGTATTGCCCAGGTTCCGCTCAAGTTGATGCGGGAATCGGCGGACGGCACACGCCGAATGCCGGAGAAGGCGCACCGGCTATACAACCTCCTTTCGTTTCGCCCGAATCGCTGGCAGACCAGCTTCGAGTACCGGGAAATGCTGGCGTGGCATGTTGTCCTCACCGGCAATCACTTCTCGTTCATCAATCGCATCGGCAGCCAGATAATCGAGCTGTTCCCGTTTCAGCCGGGTGCAGTCAAGGTCGTTCGTGATACGGATGGAACGCTGACCTACGTCGTCACTGCCGAGGACGGATCAAAGCAGACGTTCCCTGCCGAGTCGATCTGGCATGTGCGCGGGCCGTCGTGGAATTCGTGGCATGGCCTGGAGCCGGTCAAGCTCGCCCGCGAAGCGATCGGGCTGGCAATGGCGACCGAAGAAGCCACCGGCGCCCTGCACAAAAACGGCGTGCGCCCGAGCGGTATTTATTCGATCGACGGCACGCTCAAGGATGATCAGTACAAAACGCTCTCGACCTGGATCAATTCGCACATCGGCGGCGCAGAAAACACTGGAAAAGCGCTGGTCATGGATCGCGGCGCGAGCTGGGTATCAACGCAGATGACCGGCATCGACGCGCAGACGCTGGAAATGCGCCGCTTCCAGATCGAGGAAATCTGCCGCTACTTTAACGTCATGCCGGTAATTATTGGGCATTCCGACAAGGCATCGACGTACGCCAGCGCTACGGCGATGTTTCAGGCTCACTACAAAAGCACGCTCGCACCTTGGTATCAGCGGCTTGAACAGTCGATTGATGCCAACTTGCTGACTGACAAAGACCGCGCGGCCGGCCTGTATGCCAATTTCGTTGAAGAAGGCTGGCTGCGCGGGTCAATGGTCGAAACCAAGGAGGTTTTGCTTGGGTATCTTAACGGCGGCGCAATGACGGCCAATGAGGTCCGCAGTAAGTTGGACCTTGACGCAGACAAAGACCCGGCATCGGACATCTTGCGCATTCCCCAAAACATCACCGGCGCGGCGCCTGCCGAAGTGCCGCAAGGAGCATGAACATGGATCGCTTTAATTGCGGCCTCGTTGAATTGAAGTTTTCTGGCGCCGACACCGGCGCAGATGCCATGACCTTCACAGGTTACGGCGCGGTGTTCGGCAACGTGGATTCATGCGGCGATGTGATCGACCCCGGCGCCTTCGCCTCTTTCCTTTCTGACGTAAAGGCCGGGCGCCAGCCGTGGCCGGCAATGCTCTCACAGCATGGCGGCATGCAATTCACGGCCGCAGACATGACACCGATTGGCGTATGGACTGACTTTTCGGAGGATGGCGTCGGCCTGAAAGTATCCGGCCAGCTCGCCGATACCCCGCGCGGCCGCGAAATGTACGCATTGATGAAGATGTCGCCACGCCCAGCCATTGACGGCATGAGTATCGGCTACATCGCCAAGGAATCCGTACCGCGCAGCAATGCGGACGAGCCTAAGCGCCGACTCAAGCGTATTGACCTGGTGGAAGTCTCGCTGGTCACCCGCCCAGCTAACGGCAAGGCCCGCGTCACCGGCATCAAGTCGCTCGAAGAAATCGAAAGCCTATCCGAAATCGAAGACTACCTGCGTGAGGCAGGCGGCTTCAGCCGCAACGAGGCGAAAACCCTCATTGCTCGCATCAAGAAATCCACCGGCGCTGATGCCGGCGACGACTTGAAGCAAATCACCGCAGCCCTCACCAAATCCAATTTTTTCAAAGGAAACTAAAATGTCTGACGTACTCGAAATCAAAGGCCTGATCGAAAAGCAAGGCCAAGCATGGGAAGAATTCAAGCGCACCAATAACGAGATCATCGCGGCCAAGGCTGACGGAAAAGCGCTTGGCGACCTCGAAACCAAGCTGTCGAAAATCTCCGACGACATGGACAAGCTGTCCGAGTCGAAGAAGATGATCGAAGACTTCATGGCGAAGGCTACCGCACCGGGCGCAAACGGCAACAAGGCAAACGATGCCCTGATGGCCGAGGTCAAGGGCTTCAACCTGATGATGCGCGCTGAATTCCAGAGCAAGGGCAAGTCCATCCCGGCTGAACTCGACGCCGACGGATACCAGCAGTACAAAAGCGGCTTCTTCAAGCTAATTTCCGGCATCACCATTGACTCACTCAGCTCCGACGAGCGCAAGGCCATGAGCGCCGGCAGCGACCCGGATGGCGGCTACCTCCTGCCGGAATCGACAGTCGGCCGTATGGTTTCCAAACTGTACGAGCAGAGCACCATGCGCCGCCTTGCCAGTGTTCAGACCATCGGCACCGACAAGATCGAAGGCATCGTCGACAACAACGAAGCCGACGCCGGCTGGGTTTCCGAAATGGGCGCCCGTTCCGACACCGCCACGCCGCAGCTCGGCAAGTGGGAGATCCAGGCGCATGAAATGTACGCCATGCCGAAGATCAGCCAGAAACTGATCGACGACGCCGCGACCGATGTCGAAGGCTGGCTGGCCGGCAAGGTTGCCGACAAGTTCGCCCGAGTCGAAGGCACCGCCTTCACCACTGGCAACGGCGTTGGCAAGCCGCGCGGCCTGTTCGCCTACACCACGGCGGCAACGTCAGACGATACCCGCGCATGGGGTACGTTCGAGCACATCAAGACCGGCACGAATGGTGCGTTCAATACAACCACGAAATCCGATCCGCTGTTTGACCTGATCGGCGCTTTCAAGGATCAGTACCTGCAGCGTGCCGAATGGCTGATGCGTCGTGAAGCGCGTACCGCAATCCGCAAGCTCAAGGGCGCGACCAGTGACCTGTATCTGTGGGAACCGGGCCTGTCTGTTGGCACACCGGATCGCCTGCTTGGCTACGCGGTGAATATTGACCAGTACGTCCCGGCGCTCGCTACGGACTCCCTGTCCGTTGCCCTCGGCGATTTCAAAGAAGCTTATCAAATCGTCGATCGTATCGGCATCCGTACCCTGCGCGACCCCTTCACGGCAAAACCTTACATAGTCTACTATAGTACAAAGAGGACTGGCGGAGGCGCAACTAACTTCGAGGCCGTAAAATTCCTCAAGTTTGCGGCGTAATTATTCGATCCGGTTAGCGTAAAATAAAGGAACATTTTATGCAAACCGGAGCCGTCATGAACAGACTTCCCCCCAGAAATAACCGCAAGTGCTCGGTCGAAGGATGCGAGAACCGGGGCGATATTCGCAAAGGATTGTGCAATGCGCACTATCGCCGTTGGAAGCGCCACGGCGACCCTTTGGGGGGTTGTGACTCGACAGATACTCGAGAGGTATCCAAGCGAAATACTTTTGAAAATTGAAAATATCTGAAAGGAAACATCATGTCTTGCGAAAACAACGACCTGTTCAACTGCATCAACGTCAAGCGCGCGATCAGCCCATACGACCACGCGACCGGTGATACCGCTGTCGTCAGTGAAATCATTGACATGCAGGGCAACTCCAGCCTGACGTTTGTCATTGCGACCGGCTCGCTGGCCGACGCTGACGCAACCTTCGCGGTTCTGGTCGAAGAAAGCGACGACTCCGGCATGTCAGGAAAAGTGGCGGTTGCCGACGCTGATTTGCTCGGTACGGAAGCACTCGCCAGCTTCATCTTCTCCGACGACAACAAGTGTTTCAAGATCGGATACAAGGGCGTCAAGCGTTACGTGACGCTGACGATTACGCCGACCGGCAACACGGGCGCGGCATTGCTGGCGGTCATCGCCATCGTTGTTCCGCGCCTGCAGCCTGCTGCAAACCCGCCGGTTTAACGGGATAGGGGGCGGCGTAATTGCCGCTCCCATTTGCCATGATCGTCACTTATTCCGCCCCTGCTACTGAGCCGCTGACCATTGCGGAGGTAATGGCGCATCTACGCCTTGACGCCAGCAATGCCGAGCCAGCGCCGAGCGCAATCACTGCTGCACTGGCAACGCCCGCAGCACCGGGCAACGTCACGGCTGGCGCGCATCGCGTTCTGGCTACGTTTGTCACATCTGACGGGGAGACTGAGGCCGGCGGGGTATCTGCCGCAGTCACGGTTGTCGACGCCGCAGTAAATGGGCAGCTCGCCCTGACCGGCATCCCGATTGGCGGATCACTGGTCACAGCGCGCAAGATATACATGACGACGGCAGGCGGGGCGCTCTACCTGCTCGCCGCCACGATCAGCAACAACACCGCAACTACAGCAACGCTCAACGTTGCTGACGCCTCGCTTGGCGCGCAGGCACCGACCACGAACACAACCGGCGACCCGATGCTGTCCGCGCTGATCGTCACGGCGAGGCAGCAAGCCGAGCAGGAGCTACGCCGTGCCTTGATCACGCAAACGCTCGATTTGTACCTCGATGCGTTCCCTTGCGGAATGATTCTGCTGCCTCCGTTGCAATCCGTCTCCGCCATCACCTATACCGATACGAACGGCAATTTGCTAACGTTGGCAGCAGATCAATACATGGTCGATTCAACCAGTAAGCCCGCCCGCATCGCGCCAGCATGGGAGACGGTATGGCCCGCGACGCGGGAGCAGACGAACGCCGTAAAAGTTCGATTCGTTGCGGGCTACGGCGCCGCATCTGCCGTACCGGCCTGCATCAAACAATGGATGCTCATCAAGATTGCCGAATTTCACCCAGGCGTCGCCGCAAAGCCGTCTGAATTTACGGATTTCCTGCTCGACTCCGAGCGAGTCACCGGGAGGATTGCGCAATGACAACGCCTTATGTAGTCGAAAAAATGTGGTCTGGCCGCACCGTCTTGGTTGTCGGGGGTGGCCCTAGTGCGCCGCAGGCACTAGGCGACGAAACGCTGCGCGACTTCCCGCGCATTGTCGTCAATCACGCTTGCGTGCTTGCGCCTGATGCTGACATGTTGGTTGCGCTTGACGGCAATTGGCCGGAATCGTTCCGATCATTCGCCGGCCTGCGTGTAACAGGGGTCGCCGACGACGATCTTGATGCACTTTACATCGGACCGAGTTACGAACGCATCACAATTGATGCCGGCCATGTAATTGAGGTGCGCAATAGCGGGCTGACGGCAATCAGGCTGGCTGCCGCCGCTGGCGCAGCGCGAATCGTCATCGCCGGCTTTGATCAGGAAACCAACGGGCATTTTGATGGGTACCCATCAGAAGAGACGATTTTTAATGGTGTGCCATACCCAGGCGCCACTCAAGGTCTTGCCGCGCTTATTGCCGAGCTAACGGCGCAAAGTGTTGTCGTTGAGCATGCCGACGTGGTGTCGAACAACGACAGGCGCGATGCGCCGCTGACGAAGGCGGAATCAGTCTGCGCCGAAGAAGTCGGCGCGCCGCCTGTCGGAAAAAAGAAAACGCGTAAATGAACATCGGAAACCTCAATACCCGGTGCCGGATTGACCGAAGAAGCGTCACGCAACACCCGGTTTATGGGACCGAAATAGTCGAATGGGTATGTCACGCCGTTGTGTGGTGTCACGTTCAGGATGAGCTGCCCAGCAAGTCGCTGGAATCGGTAAAAAACGGTGTAACGGTAGCTGTAGGGCGGGTCCGTGTGCGGATGCGATATCGAAACGATGTTGATGGGAGCATGCGGCTGGTGATCAACCGACCGGGGCTGGTCATTTATCAGATTGTCGCCGGCCCGGCAGAGCTTGGAATCAAAGAGGGTACCGAGCTTTTTTGCGAGCGCTTTTCATCATGATCGAAGTTCGCGTAACCGGTCTTGCCGATCTGCAAAAACTACTCGATACGCTCCCGGCGAAGTTTGAAAGAAACATTCTGCGCGGTGCGCTGCGCGCTGGCATGCGGCCGATTATGCAGGACGCAAAAGCAAACGTGCCAGCGAAATCCGGCGTGCTTCGCAAAGGCTTGAAAATATCAGCGCGGGTCAAGGGCGGGAAAGTCATATCCAGCCTAAAGGCCACTGGGAAACACGGGTATATCGCCTACTGGCTCGAATATACCGGGGCGAAGGCGCACCACATCAAAGGGCCGCTTTCGTTTGGCGGCAAGGTGTTCTCCGGGGTCGATCATCCGGGGTTCAAGCCGCGCCCTTTTCTCAGACCAGCCCTTGATAACCGTGCACAAGATGCGCTCATAGCTACGGGCGAGTACATTAAAAAGCGGCTGGCATCCAAAGAGGGCATAGATACCGCCGACATTGAAATCAAGGGCGGATTATGAGCGGCGTAGCAATTGCCCGCTACCTGCTGGCGAATAACCTTACGCTGACTGCCGTGGTGTCGGCGTCAAAAATATTCGCAGGCACAATCCCGCTCAATACCGAGCTGCCAGCCATCGGCATCACGCAAATCAGCGGCACCCAGCGCGCCACCGTGTCAATGTCTGACACGAGCCGACTTGTCACAGAGCGCGTGCAGATAACGGTTGCGGCCAAGACCTACCCGCAGCAGAAGTTGCTTCTCAACCTTGTTCGCGGGTCTTTGCCGCTATCGCGCGGCGTCGTGAATAGTTTTGACTGTGACAGCATCCTTCTTGACTCCGAGGGGCCGGATATTTACGACCAGGGTGCCGAAATCTACGAGCAATCGCAGGATTTTTTTATCAGATTTAATCGATGAAAAAAATGGGGAAGTAATACACTTTATTCACTGTTGCAAACCTTAACGCCGCGAGGCGCAGGAGATCGAAAATGACCGCACACACCACTGTTGTAACCAACGCAGGCACAACCCTTTCAATCAGCGCTTCTTTGCCAGCGACGTACGACGCCGCCGGCTACGGTGCCACCGGCATGGCCTATACCGCCGTTGGCCAGATTGAAGACCACGGCGCCCACGGCGTCACCGCCAATATCTCGAAATTCACCCCAATCGATACGGCTGTCGTCGCCAAGGTCAAGGGAAGCAAAGACTACGGCGCCAAGACGATGAAAATTGGCAACATCGCCGGGGATGCTGGCCAAGTCATTATGAAAGCGGCGTCAGAATCGAACGCGCATTACAGCGTCAAGATTACCTATGCCGACGGTGAAATCCATTATCTCGATGTGCTGGTTGCAAAGTACGAATACACGGACGGCACTGTCGACAACACCCGCACCATCGCCTGCACGCTGGAAATCTGCCGCGCGCCGGTGATTGTCGCCGCAGTTTAACGGGCCATGCCCACAACCAGCACCGACCGGAGCGCGTACTACCTTCGCGGGTAGGCGCGTTTCGGCACGGGCATTTTTAGCAATCCGCGAAGGAAGCAAACATGAATTTTGATGTCACGCAATTCGAACTTCAAGACACCGCCGTTTTGACCGTGCAAAACGCCAAGGGCGATGACGACCTGCTGGTTGATGGCCAGCCCGTCCGCATCACCCTTTACGGCACCGGCTCCGCGCAATTTGCAAAAGCAGAACACCGAGCTGTCAATGCCGCGACTGCCAGAATGCAGGCCGCATTCCGCGGAAAACCGACGAAAAACGCATCAGAAATCAGCGCGACCGAGCTCGCAGAAAAGCTGGCTGCCTGCACGGCGCACATCGAAAACTTCCCCGTCGACGGCGGCGCTTTGGCGCTGTATTCGAATAACCGTCTGGCCTACATCCGCAAGCAAGTCGTCAAGTTTCTCGAAGACGACGCAAATTTTTCAAAAGGCTCGGCGACGAGCTGAGCCTATACGTCCGGCAATGTGCCTGGCTGAATGCGGCGCCGGAAAAGCTGGACAGTGACAAAAGCAAAACGCCGGAGAAAAGCCGGCGTGAAGCCCTGAATCAAGATGGCTTCGAAGAGCTTGAAATGCCGCCGTGCGAGGCGCTTTACCTCGTCGGATGGCTTTTCGAGATCGGGCCGACGATGGCCGCCGGAATGGGTGACGGGCCACTGACGCATGGCGAAATTGAAAGCTGGCAAAGAAATTCCGGAATTTCTCTCAACGCCTGGGAGGCGCGCACGATGAAACGAATGTCGCTTGAATACCTCGTCGAGTCGCGCAAGGCGTCGGAACGAGGGCGCCCGTCACCCTGGGTGGATGCGCCCTACGCAAGGCGCGAGCCAGATCGCGTAGCCGCAAGCTTAAAGGCATCGATGTACGAACTGCGGGAGCTTTAACCGATGATCGCCGGATCACTCGAAATCCAGCTAATGGCGAACGTCGCGAGGCTGCAGGCCGATATGGATGCGGCAAAGCGTACGGTCAGCGACGCCATGGCTGGCATGGAGAGGGCTATTGGCTTCGCAAAAGTGGCGCTTGTCGCGCTGGCCGGCGTTGCAAGTGTCGGCGCTTTCGTTGGAATGATTCGCGAGTCAATTGCCGCAGCAGACAAACTCAAGGATCTGGCGGCGCAGACTGGGGCGACCGTTGAGGCGCTTTCCGCGCTGAAATCAGTAGGCAAACTATCGGATACGAGCCTTGAGTCCATTGCGAACGCAATGGGCAAGATGTCAAAAAATCTCGCAGTGGCCAGCGAGGAAAGCAAAGGGACATCGACCGCGCTAAAGGCGCTCGGCATCAATGTCGAAGCGTTCAAACTGCTTCGACCAGACGAACAGATGATGGCGCTGGCGAAAGCGCAGGCAATATTCGCAGACGGTGGCGGCAAGTCGGCGGCAATGATGGCCATCATGGGCAAGGAGGGCGCGAAGCTCATCCCGTTGCTGAAAGATATGGCGACCATCGGTGAGCTTAATGCAAAGGTTACGGCTGATCAGGCCGAAATGGCCGACAACCTCAACGACAATCTGGTACGCATTAAAGGCAGCGGAGAAGCTTGGAAAAAATCCGTCGCAATGGGCATTCTTCCGGTCCTTAGTGATCTTTCCGACGCATGGCTAAAGGCCATGAACGGGTCTGGCGGCCTGCGCGACACGATCAAAAAACTTTCGGATGACGGGACGCTCGAGAACTGGGCAAGAAACAGCGTCGTCGCCATGACTTATTTGCTTGATGTTGGGCAGGGATTGATCAGTCTTTTCCCGCTCATATCGACCGCCATGGAAAGCGCAGCGGCTGGCGTCTCAACATGGTTTGCGGCAATGTATTCAGCATTTACCGCGCTAAAAAAAGGCGATATTGGCGGCGCTTTTGACGCGCTGAAAACTGGCGCGGAAGACGTCGGGAGGATTGCCAGTAAAGCCGCCGTCGATGTTTCCAGCATCTGGAACCAACAGCTTATCGGCGAAAAAATTCGTAGCACGATGATTGAGGCGCAGATTTTGCGCATGACGACCAGCAAAGCCGCTGAAGAGGCAAAAAACCAAGTAAATTTTGACGACTCGAAATCGAAGGCGGCAAAAGAAGCTATCGACAAAGAAGCCCAGGCATATGCAAAGCTGACGGCCAACATCGCCGAACATATTGCCATTGCGACCGCAAGCGGGCAGCAGACCGAAAGTCTGACATCCAGCGAAAAGCTACTGATAAAAGTTGAGGCCGACCTAGCAAACGGCACGCTTAAGCTGTCTAAAGAGCACGAAGCGGGTGCGATTGCGCTGCTGAAAGTTGCTATCGGCATCGAGAAGACAAAAGCCGCAATGGCCGAGTCGAACCAGCAAATGAATCTCGCGCTGGCGGCAGAAGCTACCCACCTTGATTCGATCACGAAACAAAACGAATCGCTGCAGGAGCAGCTGATAACAATTGGCATGAGCACAGATCAGCTTGCCCTGTACAAAAAGGCAAAGCTTGACGCCGCCGCCGCAGCGGATTTGCTGACAGCGGCAAATCTCGAAGAGGCAGCGCAGGAAATGGAAAGCGACCCGCTGCTAGCGAAGCAGATTGAGTATTACCGGCAGCTAGCGGCGGCCAAACGCGAGTCTGCTGCGGCTTTACGCGATCAGGGCAATCTGACCGTCGCTGTCGATGCAGCAAAAGCCGCATCTGAAGAGTGGAAGAGAACGGCCGAAACCATCGAGCGAACCCTGACCGACGCACTTATGCGCGGATTCGAGTCCGGCAAGGGGTTCGGCGAAAATATGCGCGACGCAATCGTCAATATGTTCAAAACGATGGTGTTGCGGCCAGTTATTCAAGGTGTTGTCCAAGGGGGTTTAAGCGCCATTGGCCTTGGTGGCGGTACCGCTGCCACCGCCAGCGGTGGCCTGGGCGGGATTGCGAACCTCGCGAGTACCGGCAGCAGTCTGTTCAACATCGGCTCAATGATTTCGGGCGGTTACGGCGCGTTGCCAGGGACAACAGCACTGGCAAACGTCAGCGGCATGATGGGTGGCGACACGCTCGGCACATTTATCGGTCTAAACCCGCAATGGACGGCGCCGCTCGCCACCGACATTGCCGGCGCCACTTCAGCCGAGTCGGTCATCGCCGGCATGCAGGTTGAGGCCGGCGCAGAGCTCGCGACGATTGCCGCCGCCAGCGCCGAGACGGCATCTGTTCTTGCTGGCAGCGTCGCAGCTGCGGCTGAAACAGGCACCATCACAGCGACCATCGCGCTCGAAGCGGCGTCAGTCGCAGCAGAAGCGGCGGCAGCAGCCGCAGCAACAGCCGCAGCAACAACGGGCACCGCTGCGGCGGTAGGCGGCACCATGGCGGCGGCCAGCCCGCTCGCCGCGATCCCCGTTGTCGGCTGGATTGCGCTGGCAGTGATTGCCGCCTACTCGATATTTTCCAAAGACGGCGGGGGGCCGAAAACCGAGGGCGATGCTTTCGGCACGATCAACGCCAGCGGCGGTTTCGGCGCCACGCAACAGGCCACGACCGGCGATGGCGACTGGTACACCGCGCACGTAGCCGATGCCACTGTTGCAAAGCTCATGCCAACGCTGGCCGCCAGCTCATTTTCGCTCATCCATTCGCTGGGGGGCGATGCGACCGGCGTCGGCATCAATTTAGGCTACAACACCGACCCCCAGGGCGACGCGCCGAACAACATCAGCGGCGGCGTGACGGATGCCGCCGGCAACGTGGTCTATCGCAACACGTACGATACAAATCGCGACGACCCGACCGCTGCACTGGCGCTGGAATCCAAGCGCATTCTGCTGGCGACCATTGAAGCCGCAAGCGGCGTCGATCAGGCGTATGTCGATGTCGTCAAGAGCATGGAACTGACGACGGCAACGACCGAAGAGCTTGACGCAGCCATTGTCCAGCTGTCGAAAATATCGCAGGTCAAAGACGCTTTTGAAAATCTCGGGCTCGGCGCCGATGCAGTGACAACGGGTCTGATCAATGCGGCTGGGGGGATTGACGCACTGGCAGCGATGTCAAGCAGCTACTACGACAATTTTTATACCGAGGCCGAAAAGCACGATAAAACGCTGGCATCGGTCACCGAGGTTTTTGCCGGACTGGGCATGACGCTGCCGCCGACCCGGGAGGCTTTCCGTGCGGTTGTCGAAGGGCTGGACCTGACGACACAAAGCGGACAATCAACGTTTGTCAGCCTGATGAATGTGCAGGGCGCATTTGTCAGCGTCACCGGCGCAGCGGATACGGCCAGTGCGGCGGTCGCCAATCTCGCACTGTCGTCGATGTCAGGCTACGAGGCATTCGTTGCCAAATACTACAACTCGGCTGAGCAGCAAGCGATGCACGGCGCGCATCTGGCTGAAACGTTTGGCAAGATTAACATCGCGATGCCGACAACGCTGGCCGGATTCCGGGGGCTTGTTGAGGGCCTTGACCTGACGACCGAGGACGGCCAGAAAACAGCGCAGGCGCTGCTGAATGCCAGCGGGGAGTTTTACGACTACATCAATGGCATCGACGCGACCGGCGACGCAGCCGCAGGTGCGGCAAACCAGATTCAACAGGCCGTCGAGAGCATCAACAGCATCAGCGTCGGCGTAGGCGAGATTTTCGAGCAGGGCATCAGCGAGGCAAATGCGTTCCAGTCCTCGCTGGCCGGCTTGACAACGGGAATGAGTTACAAGGATTCGCTGGCCCTGCAGATCGGCGAGATCACCAAACAGCTGCAGTATTTCACGATCCGGCCCGGCGCCGTTGGCGACGGCTACGGCGGCGCGACGCTGGGTGGCCACAACTATCTGCCCGGCGAGCTGGATTCGATTCGCGATCAGTTTGCACGCATCCTCGCGACAATGTCAGGCGACATGGCCGAGTTTGTGACGTACTCGGCGCAGTATTCCAGTGGCGTGGCCGAACAGCTGGTTGCGCTCAACAATTGGAAAGAGCAACAGGCCGGCACGATGATGGGCAACGCCACTCTGCTGGCCGCTCTGGACGAAAGCTACAAGCGCCAATACGACGCCATCATCAAGGGCGGTGGCGCGGCCGGTGCGGCGTCTGGCACGTCGGCGCTGTCGTCGCTGCTGCATCAAACGCTGGGCACGATGCAAGCAGCCATCCTGCCCGAGCTGCATCGCAACCAGGCAAAGGCCGAGATTGAGGCCGCGCTGGCCATCGCCAAGGCGTCCGGCGTGCTGCCGAAAGCCGAAGATTTGCGCGACGCACTGTCTGCGGCCAGCAAGCTGGATCAAAGCGGATTCGCCACAGCGGCCGACTATCAGCGCGAATACCTGCGCACGATGGGCACGATTAGCGAACTGTCGGCCCTAACGGACGGGCAACTGAGCGTCGAAGAGCAGACGCTCGCAGCGACAAACAACGTCGTTGCCGCTGTCAATAACGTTGCCGCGATCCTGCAGCCGACAAGATTGCCGCCGATTGAGATCACCGAACTGGTTGCCGAAATCAAAGGGCTGCGAGAAACTCAGCGCGAATCTGACGATGCGGTTCGGCAGCTGCTGGCGCGCATTGCTGTCGATCAGCGGGTCGTTCGGCAGATCGCCGAGAAATCGGATGCCATCGGCCCGGCGCCAGCGAGGGCCGAGGCATGAAGATCATCGCTCACGTTGCGCAGGTTTGGGAAACCCCGGAAAGCATCAGCGGTAGCCTGCCGATTAGGTACGAGCCGCATGCGACGGCCACGATGTGGGACGCTGACGAAACCTATGCGACCGATAATTATGCAATCTACAACAATCGGTTGTTTCGATCACTGGCCGGCGGAAACATGGGGCATGTGCCGATTGCGCATGCCACAGGGCCAGACTGGGCTGACTCTGGCCTGAGCAGCTACAGCAACGTGCCGGTGACGGAGACGGTTTATTCGGCAGGGGCGACTTATTCAATCGGACAAATCCGTTACCTCGACGATCTGTATAGCGACCCGCCGTTGCTGCCCACAAAGTGGGAATCGTTAATCAATAGCAACACCGGCCATACACCCTATTCGAGCCCGACCCAATGGCTCAATGCCGGGGCAATAAATCGTGCGGCAATGTTTGACCAGGTTATTGGCACACAAACGGCCAATGATGGATCGATAGAGGTCGGCATCGTATGCCCGATAGGGACGCCGATTGACGCGCTCGCGTTGCTCAATCTCGATGCGTATTCCGTAACAGTCAAGTTCTACACCATCGACCGCAGCACATCGGATGTTCCGCTGACAATTGTTTACGAAGAGACGCGCAACCTCGTTTTAAAAGATGTGCTGGACTGGCGAGAGTATTTTTTCAAGCCGATCAGCACTCGCGCCGACGTGGTTTTTATGGATATACCGGCGTATTCAGGCGGATTTCTCAGCGTCGTCATCAATAAACCCGGTTCAACAGCGAAATGCGGCGCGCTCATCAAGGGCGTGCAAATCGGCATCGGCAAAGACCAGTGGGGCGCTCGTGCGTCGATCAACGATTACTCGGCAAAAACGGCGGATGCGTTTGGCAATTATTCGATCACCAAGCGCGCATTTTCCAAACGGCTATCAACGACGGTGTTTTTACCGAATTCGGTTGTCGATTCCGTCGCGCAGACGCTGAACGAATACCGCTCAACACCTGTTGTGTGGGTCGGCGACGGCAATTTCGAGCCGATGATCGTTAGTGGCTTTTACAAAAACTTTGACCTCCTCCTGCAGTCGCCCGGCGGCTCTGTTTGCTCCATTGAAATCGAAGGCTTGATATGACCATACCTATTATTTCGGCGCTGCCGACCGCCCCCAGCCGAGACGACCCGGCCACTCTTGCCGACCGTGCCGACGCGATGGTTTCAGCGCTGCCGACGATGGTGGCGCAAATCAACGCGGCGACGGCGGCAATCCCTGCAGAAATCGAAGCGCAAGCTGCCAGTGCCGTTGAATCTTTTTTTACCGAGCGAACCTGCCTCGGCACACAAATGCTCACCGCGCTTTCGGCCGTGACGCCCGCATCACTGACCGTTCCGACCGGCGCCGTCGCCGCAGACATCCAGGCGGACGGCGGGACTGTCCGTGTCAGGCACGACGCCGGCACGCCAACTGCAACAGCCGGTATGCGTGTCGATGATGGAACCATACTCACCATCGACAGCCTGCTGACTGACGTCCGTTTGCTGGCGCAGTCAGGCAGCACAACGAACGTGCAGATCACGTATTTCGACCGAGTTTAAATTATGCCCCTCTGCCTCGGCACACAAATGCTCACCGCGCTTTCGGCCGTGACGCCCGCATCACTGACCGTTCCGACCGGCGCCGTCGCCGCAGACATCCAGGCGGACGGCGGGACAGTGCGCATGCGAGTCGATGCTGGGGCTCCAACCGCTACCGTAGGCCGTCGAATCTATGACGGAACCATACTCACCATCGACAGCCTGCTGACTGACGTCCGTTTGCTGGCGCAATCAGGCAGCACGACGAACGTGCAGATCACGTATTTCGACCGAGTTTATATTCCGCCCCGCCGCTTGGGCCGCAACCTGCGGCACCGTCAGACACAGATCGCGCAGAGCATCGGGGCAATCCTCGCCAGTGCTGATTTCCGCGCACCCTTACTCACATCTCTAGTCCCCACTCGCGGCACCGGAGCGCCTACCTTCACCCGAGCAACGACCGCTTATGTAAGCGATTATGAAGGCGTGATGCGTCAGGTGCTGAGTGGAGAAGCTAGATTTACGGGCGCTAGGCGGGTCCAGAATCTATGGGGGATACAGAGCGCGGCACTGGCAGTTGCAGCATCAAATACGATGACGCTGCCAGCCGGTAGTTACATATTCAGCATGGGCGCCGGGGCTGGCACGGCAACATTTAGTGGAACGGGCGGCGCAACAGGGACGCTAGCTGCTGGAGGTAGTCGAGTATCTGTACTCAAATCCATATCAGCAGGGACGTTAATTGTCACCTGCTCAGTTGCTACACTGACTGATCTACAAGTTGAGGATGTAACCGCGCAATCCATTCAGACCGCTGGCGAGTATGTCAGTGTAGGCGTTCTCTCATCACCATATCACGGTACCGGAGTCGATGGAGTCAAGTGCTACGACACAACGCTAGCAGGAGTACCTATTCCTACGGCTACGCTCAAAGGCTACCTTGCTGAAGGTGCGAGGACGAATCTGTGTTTGCAAAGCCAGATTTTTGATAATGCAAGCTGGGCGCCTTCTGGATCAGTAGTTACTGCAAACCAAGGTGCTGCTCCAGATGGAACAACAACGGCAGACCTATGGGATGGCGCAGGGTTTTTTGAGCAAGCAATCGGAGTATCAAACGCCACAACGTACACAACTAGCATGTATATTAAGCAGGGCACTGGAACGACAATAACAATACAGTCTCGTTCAGCGGTTCCGACCGTATATTCCTCAGTTGGAATTACTTTTACCGCTGGCGTTCCGGCAATAACGTCATCCACCGGAACAACCACGCTGACCACCGTTGGCAACGGATGGTATCGAATTTCTTGCTCGGCAGCTTCTCAGGATACGACCAGTTCGTACCGTGTGCGTAACGGAAATGGCACTTTTCTCTTATGGGGCGCCCAAGTAGAACTCGGCTCCTTCGCATCAAGCTACATTCCAACCACTACCGTAGCTGTCACACGGAATGCTGACGTACTGACTTATCCTAACGCAGGAAACGTGCTTGGCACGGTAGGCACTTGTTATACTGAAGTGAGGTTTCCGAACGGAGCGAGTAGCACACAGCCCCCGCGAATTATTACTGCAAACTCAGCAGCAGAGCGTAACCTACTTTATGTGTCTGGCATTTTAGGCGGAGGAGGTAGGCTCGCTACCTATGATGGGACCGGCACGACAGAAATCGACACGGTTGATATTGGCGGGGCGCTCAACAAAGTAGCGGCTTCGTGGGGAGGTTCCGAGGCGACTGTGGCGATAGGTGGCTTGTCAAATAGCGGAACATTCGACGGCGATTTCAACGTTAATGAACTACGCATAGGTAATTTGTTTGCGGCTGGCTACGAGCTGAACGGCAACATCGCTGATGTCTGTATCTGGACTCGCAAACTCCCTGACGCGATTTTGAAGAGGGTTACAACATGATTCACATTATTGAAACAGCATCCGGGATTGCTGCCCGCCAGCCGGGGATTTCGCAACTCCCTCCCGGTGTGTATTACTACAACACAAAGTACGGGCTGCTCGTTGATTACATCGCAGACTCAGTTCCGGAAGAGCTTTATCCATACGTGATTCACGCCTGTATCTGTGTCGATGGTGTTTATACGGTAGTGAAAGAAGCTCCAAGTGATTTCGTCTGGCAGCATCAATTCGCCGGCTGGCCAACGCAAGCAGTTTGCGAGGAGCCGGCAGAATGAACGACATTTTCCTTCGCCGCGCAAGAATTGCAGCACTGTGGCTAATTCTCACTGTCTCCGGCGTTCTTCTGGCGTTCTCTGCTGCACTGCTTGTCAGCGGCTGCGAAACGAATCCAACACTGTTCGAGATCGGGACAGAAGTTACTCCCCCATACGGTTGTGTAGAAGGGAGGCGACGTGGAGTTGATTGCTGAATTACAGGCTGTACTGGATTCTGTACAGAATAAGTTCGTGTGGGAGCCAGATAGCAAAGTCTGGAGCAAGCCAGATCACTGGGAGACGCTGGAGGATGTGGCAGCAGTTACCGATGCTGACGGCAAGGTACATGGCGACTGCGATCAGCACGCGCTGCTTTGTAGGCAAGCGCTTAGGGCGAAGAACATTCCCAATCGCCTTGTTCTATGTCTGACCGAAACCGGCGAATGCCACCTCGTCTGCGAAGTGGATGGCTGGATTCTTGACAATCGGTTTCCGCGAGCGATGGAGCGGGATTTGCTCAACTACAAATGGGTTTCGTTGTCCGGGTTCAATCCCGGCGATCCCTGGCACGAGGTAATCGGATGAAAAGCGCACTTATCGGATTGATGGCAGCAACGCTCGCCGGTTGCGCGAGTTCTGAGTTTAAACAGTCGCAAGCCGACCACTACAAGGCGCAGGCGGAAATTCAGAAATCGCATGCAGCACAAGAGGCTACACCGTTGCTTGCTCTGACGATGGGCGAGGATGGCAAGCTCAAGTCGCTGATCGTCGGACGCCAGCAGAGCCAACTGCAATACGCGCCGGCTCCGGTTGATCATTCTGTGCAGGTTTGGGACCGCGCACTATCGACGGTCGGGCTGATCGCCGCACCGCTGGCAGTTCTCAAAGGCTCGGCAAGCTTGATCAACTCAGTCGGCAGCGTTGTTAAAAACGTGCAGCCTGGGCCAGTGCCGCAAGCAAACATCACAACGACCAACACGACAACGAGCGTGCTATCTGGCACAGGCACGCTCGGCGGGGGCAGCTACAGCACATCGACGCCGACGACGACAACTACGCTCTCTGGGACAGGCGCGCTCGGCGGCAACTACACGCCGACAACTACTGACCGGCATGACAGCTACACGGCTACGCCGACTGTTGTGACGCAGCCTGCGCCGCTCGTCGTGCAGCCAGCTGTCGTCAATCCTGTGATTGTCAAATAATGATCGAGCATCCACCCCCCGATTTTGCTGAGTTGCGCGCAAAGTTTGCGCAAGCGTTTGCTGAATTGCGCGGCATCCTGATCTATGCAGACACCCGTCTGCTACGCCTGATTTTGGCGACCGGCGCGATTTTCATCGGCGCTGGTTTTGCGTGGCCAACTGCCATATTCCCGACTCCGGAACAACTTGCGGCAGGGACTGGCCGGCATACGTATTCGTTGATGGCGCAGCTCGCGCCGGAATGGGTATGGTGTTGCGCATTTACTGGGCAGGGTGTTGTTATGCTTGTGTCGTTGCTCTGCAACCAGCAAAACCGCGTGCTGCTGTGGCTGGATGCCGCGTTAGGGGTTGTCATTTGGACGGCAGCAATTTTCGCGTGCTACCTGGCCTACTGGCATGGGTTTGACAGGATCATGGAATATCGCCCGCCCGCGATCATGGGCGGCGAAGCTGCTGTGATGATGGCGGCGTGGTTGCTGTTCGTCCGCTATAGTTTGGACGCCAGTAAATGATGCCGACTGGTGATGAGGTAAAAAGCCTCGCAACGGTGGTGGGCGGCAGTGTTGTAGCGGTTATAGCAACGCTGTTCGGCGCCCGCGAGTGGCTAAAGAGCCGGGTGCTCACAGACACAAACCGAGACGCCGCAATCAACGGCGTCGAAATCAATAACGGAGTGTTGAGTAATCTGCAGAAAGAAATGATCCGGCTGACTGAGCGGGTATCGGAGCTTGAGGGCAAAGTAGAGGCACTGACAGACAAGCTGGCAAACGTTCGGCTAATCGCGCTGGACTGCTATCAACTGGCGACTGATTGCGAGTGCGAGGGTCGAGAACGGTTGCTCGAACATCTCAAGCAGATCATCAAGGACGCATAAATGGACCGTTTTGAAGAATGCCTGGCCTTCGTGCTGCGTCACGAGGGCGGCTACAGCAATAATCCGCTCGACCGTGGCGGCGCGACGAATCGCGGCATCACGCAGGCGACACTCGATGACTGGCGAATCAGCCATGGACTTCCGCGTAGCCCTGTCAGCGGATTGTCAGGGCAGGAGATCAACGCCATCTATCAAAAAAAATACTGGGTGCCATCTGGCGCCGGTGCGCTCGAATCGCCGCTTGATCTTGTTGTGTTTGATGCCGCTGTCCAGCACGGGCCGGCGCGGTCAGTAAAATGGCTGCAGATGGCTGTCAATGTTGCGTCCGACGGGGTTCCAGGACCGCAGACATGGCGAGCTGTGTCTGCGTATTGTGCAGCTCTCGGCACATCCAGTCTGGTCGAAGCATATCTAAAACTGCGCGAGGATTTTTATCACAAAATTGTCGTGAACGATCCAAAACAATCCGTGTTTTCTCGCGGGTGGGCGAACCGAATGGCCGATCTTTATGCCGAGGTGTCGAAATGAGGCTATTGGATTTCGCAGAAAAATTGCGGGCGATGCGTGCCGCACTGACCGCTGCCGTCGTCCTCGCGCTGGTCGGCGCCGGCCTCTATGCATGGATGACCCGGCCGCCCCCAGCGCCGCCGCAAGCGGTATGGGTGCCTGCCTACGACGCGGCGCCCGCTGCGCCGTCTGTCGATGTGCCGATCAAATCAGGAAAAGTGCGCGTCAAAAAAAGCGCTGCCGCAGCGCTGAAGATCCCACTCAACCCGGACGATGGCGTTATCGCCGCGTCACGCGTCGCGTCTTCAGACAGCGCAACGACGGTGGCAACGATCATCGACAGCAATACCGGAGAGTCGCGGACGATTGTGCGACAAGAGCCGCTGCCCTGGCTGGCGCTCGACCCGCACGGCGAGATTGGGATGTATTACGGCGTGCGATCCGGTGGGCCCGGCGTCACGCTGCAGGCTCGGCAGGGATTGCTGCAGGTTAAAAACGTGCATATCGGCGTGATGGGGCAGGTGGAGCAGGGGGTAGGGCGTAGGCCGGATGCGTATGTTGGTGTGGGGGTTTGGTACAGGTGGTGATTTATTCTGCTATCACAGCATTATCGCAGCCATGCCGCAGAATCCAGTCGTAGCAACCTAGTCGGCGGGTTCAATTCCCTCCGCGCAACGCATCAGCAACCGCAAAGCACAGCGCAGCCGCACTATTTCCTCTACTGCATCGCCGTTCCATTTCGTTGATCCGTATAACCCGTCAATCCAGCGGGACGGCTTCGCCGCCCCTGATTTCTGCGTTAGGGGCGCTGATGCTGTGCCCACACTTCTCACACTTCAAGCACTCGATCAACCGCCCCGGCCCTTCTGGCGACATTGTGTAAATCGTGTCCCCTGGCCACTCTGGTTTCCCGCCCCACGTCTGCGCAATCGCCTTGCCGGGAAGCATCGCCCCGCCACAACGACGGCAAGCACCCCTAACATTTACGTCAACCGGACCTTGCGCAATAAGCTCTTTCATTTATCGTTCTCCTGTGCCGGCGCAAGGCCGGTTACGTTGGCGTTAGCCGTCACAGCGGCGTGTATCCGCTCTCGAAAGCCGAGGCCGGTGAAAACGACTTGTAGCCGTCCTCATAGACCACGTAGTAGCCGCCAACCTCGGGCCTATGCTTCGCTACGTACTCCGGCGACATCGGTACTTTGTCGTAGCCTTCTTCGGCCGGCTGGAAATACACCCCGCCGTGCTGGTCGCCGACGATCCCGGCAATCTTCAAAGCCCACACTTTCTTGTGGCATTCGTACTTCGGCATTTCTCGGCTTGCGTTCATGGTCAAATCCTTGTCAGTCGCCGTGCTTTACCGGGCGCACGGCTAACCCGTCAATCAACGCGGACGGCTTTCAGCCGCCGGTTATTTCTGTGTTAGATGCCTGTTCCAGATACAGCACCGCCCGACCAATCTCTCGGTCGTCAGAGTCTGGCCCGCTTATTGAGGCGCAAGCGTCGTCGCTATAAACCCATCGCGTCCCGTTGTCGTCTTGGTAAAAAATTGCTTCTAACTTCTCGCCGTAAGCCGCATCGTGTTCAGCTTCGCATTCTGCTGAGTGGGTTGGTACGGCCTTGCTGGCTTCGCAGTTCGTCCCCTTGCAAGGAGGCTCTGTCGCTTTGCCAACGCCGGCAAATGCATCGGCGGCGTACAACGGGCGCAGGTTGAACTTCGTGGCGTCTGGCGAGGGCTTACCCCATCCTGCGCGCACATGGGTTATCCACTTTCCGGTGGAAAGTGGCGATTCCCATGCCCATGCTTCCGCTAGTGGTTCTTTTCCGTAATCGTGCATTTCGCTCTCCTTAGTTGTCGCCGGCATCTACCCCGGCAGTCCAGCGGACGCCGTGCCGGCGCCGCTGAACTCCACGTTAGGTTCCTTGGCCTTGTCTACCCTGTCGCGCACCCACTCAGCACCGCCGAGCCGCGCCAACTTCTCCCGCTGCGCCCGCGTCATGCGCAGGGATACTGTTACCGTTTCCTCCCCCTGCTTTACGGGCTTTCTGCCTTGGCCCCTTCCGGGGCCACCTCTGGTGTTTTCCATTACCCAATTTTTTCAGGATGAAGAACGTAATGGTCTTCGATTGTTTCGAGAAAGCCGGAAACCGCCATTTCTTCGCTCGGCCCTTGCTTCCACACGATGTCGCCGGAGATGCCCCCGTCAAGAATAATTGTCAGGTCTGCGTCGTTGAACGCAACACCATTTACAACAAAATTCAACTGATAACCGCTGACGACATAACCAACAGTGCCAGCAAAACCAACAAGTCCGCGTTCGTCTCTCGGGGCATCTGCTAATTCAGCGAACGCTGCCACAGGGAACCAGATACGCGTTTTTAGGTTGATCTGAAATTCTTTTTCCATTTTTAAGCTCCTTGGTTTTGGTTGGCACCGCGCCTTCCATGTTTGTTATTGTAGCGCGTTATCAACATAGTCAAGGTTTATTTTGTGGTGCTATATCAAATAAACCGGAGCCTAACCCGTCATTCCACCGGACGGGCGCAAAAGCAGCGCCCGCCTGTGAATTCAGGCGTTAGAAGGTATGAGCGCCAGCCGCCGTTTTGCCTCAAAGATGCCGAGTTCAAGCATCAGCCGAATGCGCTGTACATCAAATAGCGTCGTGTCACCTATCACACGCAGAAACAAGTCACTTTCAGTTCTCGCAATCAATTCCAGTTGCTCAACAGATAGCCCGTCTATCGTGTCTGTGCTTTTATAGTCATCTTCCATTTTTCATCCCTTTTAGTCGTACTCCGTAGCAATCACTTCTAACTCATCATTCAAGGCGCGACTGGCTAAAGCCAGCGGCCTTAATTCAGGCGTTAGAGCGCTTGCGTATGGCAATAGCGCATTGCTCGCCAATCGTTAGCCCGGCGTACTTGATAGCGCCCTTGGTTTCGCAAATCTTCGCGCAAGCCTCTCGCTCCGCTGAAACCGCTGCGGCCCACGCATCTTTTGCAAACGCATACATCGAGCCGTATGCCTCGCCTTGCTTGCTCAAAAACCATTCTTCAAAATCCATCTCGCTCTCCAAAAAGCGATCTAACACAGCGGTCGATGCCGCTGCGCTGGACGCCGGCCATAAATCCGGCCGTCGCCCATCACCTAAGCGTTATGCCGTTCGTTCAGCCACTGAATGTCAAACTGTCGGCACGCAGCGTCGGGGGTATCACCAAAGCCGCAAATCCCTTCTTGCAGGTTCTCGCCTTCCATCGCGCACCAAGCGGCCCCGTCTTTAAACACTCTCGGTTTGCGGATAGAAGACGGACTGGCGAGTTGCATAATGGCTCGGCGCGTCGCTTGTTTCTCCCTGCCCACCTCAAGTTCCATTGCCATTTCTTCGAGGCTGTGTAGTGCTGATTTCATCTTCGTCTCCTGCCTAACATTTGCGTCGAGCGGAAGCCGAAAATAGGCTCCTGCTCCGTGGTTAATCTTTGTGCGCGGCTCCGCTCACGCCAGCGTTAGAGCGCTTCAGTATCTCGGCTGCGTATTCATGACCGCTTAATCCGTCAAGACTCAAATGAATGCAAAGATCAGCGCACTCCCTTCTTGTTTTTGAGGCGACCATTCCGGCAAACGCAAATACTGATGCAGTAGCATCTCCGTAGTCCGTCATTAGCTGATCGTCGCTGCTTAAATCTTCGTCACACAACCTAGAATCGTGTGCAAACTGCCAAATTTCTTCTTTTCCCATATCTCTCTCCGTGGGCAATCGCGCCCTAACATTTCGGCCAACTTTCGCTACGCCGGACTGGCACGATAAAGCCGTGCCAGCCGAGTTACATCCAGCGTTAGGGGTGATAGGTCGCCAGTGCGTATGTGGACCTTCCCCGTATTCCGTCGAAAATTCTCCGGTAACGTCTTCCGCGATCCCGTTGGCGGATTTGTCGAAGTGTTCGGACCATTCATACCATTCGCCGATGTCGAGTTTCCCGTTTGCCCCAAGAAGCTCAATCACCGTTCCGTCGTGCAGGGCTGTATCAATCGGTAGCCAACCCCTAACAGTTGCGTCAACCGGACTTGCCGAATGCTGTTCTTTTCCCATCTCAATCTCCTTTGTGCGGCAAGCCGGTTAGCTCTACGTTAGGGGTTTCATTCCATGCGCCAAGCCGTTCGTACTCTGCCGCGCAAGCGTGGCAAATGTTTATCTTACCTCCGCAGTCGTTCCCATCCCAATAGCAGCGGTATGTTTTGTCGCAGTGAGGGCACTGAAACGCCGGATTGCGCTGCCAGAACGTCGGGCATTCAAACAAGTAGTGCTTTAGCTTCTTCAGCACCGTCCAGCGCCGCGTGATCGTCATTACCATTCCCATCGTTTCACCCCTAACATTTCAATCAACCAGACCGCATAAAAGCGGCTTCTGGCATCGTTTAATCTTCTGCGCTGCGGCTGGTTATTTCCGCGTTGTGCGTCAAAATCCGCCAGGCTTGGCGCACCACTGCCGGAACCTGTCCGTTTCCAAGCGCAGTGAGCTGCTCCACCCTTTGGGCCACCCCATGAGCCAAGATACCCACTCCGGGTTCAGAGGCCCATTCAGTTCTTTCGGCGTCACCATCTTTCGCAGTTTTGCCCGCGCTCCAGTCCCGCCCCATTTGCAAAGCGCCGCGCCACCCGTCGCTGTAACTGCCGTCGGCGTCGGCCAGAATCCAGATACGCTCTCGGAGATGGGGCGCGCCAGCGTGGGCAGCGCCCAGAACTCCCCATCGAGCATCAAACCCCATCTCGGCCAGGTCTCCGAGAACTCGGCCAAGCCCCCGAACAGTGAGCATTGGGCTGTTCTCCACAAACGCGAAGCGCGGTCGTACCTCGCCGATGATTCGGGCCATTTCGCGCCAAAGGCCAGAGCGTTCGCCGTCGAGTCCTGCGCCCTTTCCGGCTGCGCTGATGTCCTGGCACGGGAAGCCCCCAGAAACCACGTCAACAACTCCGCGCCACGGGGTTCCATCGAAGGTACAAACATCATCCCAAACGGGGAACGGTGCCAAGTGCCCTTCATTTTGTCGCTGCATGAGTCGTCTGGCGCAGTAGGCGTTTCGCTCCACGGCGCACACGGTTCGCCACCCAAGCAGCTTCCCGCCAAGTATTCCGCCTCCAGCGCCTGCGAAAAGTGCCAACTCATTCACCGCTTTCCTTTCATCGCCGTGTCACCATCGCCGACTTCTGAGCCGTTGCCGCACAACCCGTCAGTGCAGGCGACCTGCCGCGATAAGTCCGCGTCAGTCGGCCTTAACTCTGCGTTATGTTTCACTTCCGCGCCCGTCGCAGCAGTTGGCGCAGCCATTCGTCACGGCTCAGGCCCGCAGCTTCCGCAAGCGCCGCCGCCTTGTCATGCAGCTCCTGTGGGGCGCGGAACCGGATCACCGGCGACTCTCCGCGCCCACCGCTCAGGTTCTTCAAGCCCTGACCCCTTCCGGGGCCGCCGCGTGCCGCACTCATTCGCCAGTCGCCTTGGCGACAGCCGCCCGAGCGGCAACGATGCAATCGTATGCACTGGCTTCGTGGTGATCGAAACGGCGCAGCAGGTCTTGCACCGCATACAGCAAATCAGGCGCAGCAGAGAGCAGTCTGGCGTTGGCTTCGGCCTCTTCCTTGCTGACTTCATAGTGCGGCTCGTTCTTGCCGTCACGCCGGGCCTCGCTGTATTCTCCAGCGCCGAAGACAGAGGCAATGTTGACCATGCAGTTATTCACTGTCGTTACAACCTCGTCGTCAGCCGCGCCGCCATCAATCGTCGCCACTCCCCATTCGCCTTGCGTGTGATTTGCCATTTCTCTCTCCTGGTTGTTGTGGTCGGCGCCTCGCCTTCCATGTCTGTAACTGTAGCACGCAATCAAACAATGTCAAGCTGTTTTTGTGACACAGAAACATAACTATGCATTCAACCCGGACAGCCCTACGGCTGCGCCTCCGGGCTTCCGGTTAATGCGGCGTTATGGCGCACCAGTTCGCGCAGCTTTATGGCCTGCTCTGCTACCGCTTCAGCCTGCTTTCGTCCGTCGCGCTCTCCAGCTTTGTATGCGGCTTGGCAAGCAGTTTCTATCGCGCCAAGGTGCGATTGTCCGAACCGCCCATACAGGTCTGTGAATTGTTTGCTTCGTTTCTTCCAGTCAGCGAACGCCATACGGCCTCCCGTTATCTCTTCATCCCCGATTTTGCGCATGGTTGCCAACTTTTTGCGCAACTCATCAAGCTCTTCCGCGAGCTTTGTCGTTTGCTGTTCGCGTTGTCGAAATTCTTCGCAGGTCATTTCAATCATGAGTTTGTCGCTGCTCATCTATTTTCCTTTTTTGCAATAAGGACTGACTTCGCGCTTAATTAAGCGTCGCAACTTTGTGCAATCCAACGGAATCTGACCAGATTCTGAGTTTTTATTCTTTCAACATGCCCAGACTCTTCTAGCCCCTTTAATCTCTGGCGTGCAGAGTCATTATGTACGCCTGCCTTTTTAGAAATGCATTGGCACGTCATCCACCCGTTCCCCTCCATAACTGGCCGATATATTTTTATTCTTTCCAAAAGATTCTTGTCTGCCCATGTTGTGCGCCTAGGCGCTGCTTTGCTATTCATCGTTGGTAAATGGTCGTCAATTAGACGATTAAATCGACCATTATTTGGTTCAGGATATTTTTTTGGGAAAAATGCCTGTGTTATTGATGCGCCGGAATACGGCGGGCTATCTGCGATGATTTGGGCGTGTGTTTGCATGGCTAAAAAGGTATGTCCGATTCCATATCGTCAAAGTTACCGGCCGGCGCTTTGGCTCGATTACGATCAGCCGGCTCCGTCCGGCCCTCTGCGCGGGGCTGGTTGTTGCCGGTATCGCCGCCCGACTTCTTGCCAAGCAGATCCAGTTCATTGACGCGGATCTCGGGAGTTGAAACTTTCTGCCCCTCCTTATTAACCCATTCGTTCATTGAAAACTCGCCGGATACCCCGACAAGCTGTCCTTTGATGAGATACGGCAGGACGCTCTCACCGCGCTTGCCAAACATCGAGCAGCGCACCCATGCGGTCTTTGCCCTGTCTCCGAAACCGGACTTGACCGGCAAGGAGAATGTCACGATGCTGTCGCCGTTCGGAAGAAAACGCTGTGTTGCGTCCTGACCGATATTCCCTGTTGCGATAAGTAAATTCACTTTGATTTCCTTTTGTTTGAATTAGTACGCTGTTAAGCCCTCTGCGCTACGCACTCGGAGCCGGACGGAAAACCGTCCCAGACTTGCGACAGGCCGCGTCTGCCTATGCTGCGAGTTGCAGTTCTTGATTGCGCATGCTCTGTAACAGCGCTACGTCAGAAGCAACTTCATCAAGGAATTTTTTTACCTCTGCCTCGATCTCCGCAAGGTAAATATCTTCCGGCGTGAATCTCACAACGAACAGTTGCAAATAATCCGGCATGCGAGGATCGAAGCTGGCGAAGTCGCACCACTTGCGATTCGTGCAAAGAAGTTGCCACGCCATCTGCGGGTGATACTTGCTCGGCACTTTCCCGGCCTTCAAGTACTCGATATGCGTTGCTGTGTTCGGGCATTTGATTTCGACCAGACCATCGTGAGAGACAAGGCCGTCAGGAGATGCGCCAGACCATTCAATAGACGGGTGAGCAACAAAGCCAACCTCATCCACCATGACGCCATGTTGAACCTCATACGCGGCCCTTGCGAATGGTTCTGTATCCGTTCCCCACTGCATCGCGGCATTAGAAAACGATTCAGCCGGCTGGCCGGTCAGTCGCTCGGCAACCAGTTGCGCCATGTAGTTAGCTCTGCTGGCTGAATAACCTGTCTTCGTCTTTGCCAGCACGTCTGATACGCGGCTTGCGGTAACTTTTCCGGCCCGTTGCGCAAACCACTCTGCGGTTCGTTGATCGCTCATGCTGCCTCCTTGTTAGGGATTTTCGTTTTCTGAATATCTTTGACCTTGATAATGGCTAATTGCGCCTGCTTGTCTTTCCCTGCTGCGGTGATTGCCGCCTTATACATGGATTGCAACTCAATCATCGTTGTGCTTTTTTCAAGGGCTTCGAGATAAGGGATAACGTCGAATTCGTCCGATTGGTAACGGCTTTCTTCGTCCTCGCCAGTTTCGATTTCAAACAGCTTCAGCAGCGCGTACTTCTTCGCATACGACAACGCCTTGCCGGGGGCTTTGTCCGCGTTGTCCATCGCATGAGCCTGTATCGTGATCGTCAGCCGGTCGGTCGGCTCGTCCATGTTGATGAAGTGAAAAGCGTACGTGGCTTCATATCGAAATTGCTTGGAGCCCTCTTCTTTCGGCAGCGATGCGCTTGCCGTTAATTCAGGAAAGCAGACAATCCCGTGCTTGACCATTTCTGGCCGCACCATCGCGGTAACTGTGTCATGCGTCACCGCCTTGTACGATCCGCCGCCCGTCGAAACGCTCTTATCCTTCTGAACGTATCCGATTGCTTTTCGGACTTCGTTTATTCTCTGGAATAGGTTCATAGCAGCCCCTCAATCGAATCAGTCAAAAGTGTCACGATGACAATCACCGCGAACCAGAAATTTGCTTTGTCGCCAATCTCGCTCATTTGCAGAACACCCAGACCCTTCCGGCCTTGACGTTGCGCCGTATCTGCTGACTCTGCGCATGGCAGGTATTGGCCGGCACCTGGTAATGGTTGGCGAACGTCACGCCAGAAAAGCTCATGTAAATCACGATGAGCGTCATGCATGAAAATCTCCAAGGTGCGCATGTTTGCTCGTCAGTTCGTAAGCATCCATGACGCTTGCGAGGTGCGCAGCTTGACCCGCTACCGGTGCAAGCGCGGCCAGCCGGCAATGCGCTTCGTTGATGAAGAAGCGCATCCCCTCGATGTCTCCTGCATGGGCGCATCGATCGGCTTCGGTTAGGGCGATTCTGATTGTCTGCATGGTCATGACGCTCTCCTGTTGTTGGTTCCGGCCTTCCACCGGAATGGCAGCGTCGTGGAGAGGGGTATCCTTTGGAGCCTCATTCGTGCGCTGCTGTGGGTACTCTCCCCACCTGTCACGCCGCTTTCGTTCTGGCGTTACGCTCAGTTATCAGCCATGTCGGTCGTAGAGAGCGCCGGGGCTGTGCTGCTTGCTACAAGGTTGCATGGCTCGTTGATGCGCGGTGAGCCTCAAGTACCGATTGTTGGCGTCCCAAAAAAACCGGGGCCGTATTGCGCCCCGCCAAGGTGCTACGGGGAGGGTCCAACAGATGACGGGCCTGCATCGGGATGCGGAAGATATTCCCGATTTAGAGTGTGGCAAGCGATAGCCAGGAGGAGACCATTCACAAGCCCGTCATCTGTTGGCCCTTGTTGGCGCCAACACTTTCCGGTGGTTACAGCATTCCAAACGGGTGAAGTTCTCTCTTTGCTGCCACATAAGCCTCATGCGCTTCAGTTGCTGTCTTAAAAACGCCGAGATATATCTGCCTGCGATTAATTCGTATTTGAGCGCGCCAGTTCTTTCGGCCTTTCAACTGGAAAACTCCTAAAAATCCAGATTCGTTATTCACCTGTGGGCGCTGTCTGTTCTGCCCGTTTTCTGAATCTGTTGCTTCACGCAAATTTGAAATCCTGTTGTTAAATCCGTCGGTGTCTATGTGGTCAAGACTGCCAACAGGCCATTTGCTATGCACGTAAAGCCACGCCAACCGATGAGCCAGATAGCTCTTGCCAAAAAGCCTTATTTGCAAGTAACCGTTTGCGAGCGAACCAGCCAAAGACCCGGCCACGGCCCGACCGTTACGGAACGATCTCCACGTAAAAAAGCCAGTCTCTTGGTCGTAGTGCAAAACTTGTTTCAACTGTTCTTGCGTAATCATTTGCTATCCAATAGCTATTAAATCCACCAGTGGTTCTTGTTTTGCGTCATGCCTTACGAAGTAGAGGGCCGTATTCGCTAACTCGATGCCCTTGCGGGTTTTGCCGGTGTTGCCGGTGTTGCTTTGTTCGATGTGTTGATATTAGCAAACTAAAAGCAGGAAGTAAATAAAAATTTAGTTTGCTTGCGTTAAAAAACATGCACTATAATAGCGGCATGGATACGAACAAAATCATAGACTCGATTGGCGGAACTGGAAAAGTTGCGCAACTGTGCGGCATTACATCAAGCGCTGTCACTCAATGGCGGACCAAAGGAATGCCGAAGCCGTGGCAGAAGTACCTGCGAAAGATTCGCCCGAAAGCGTTCTTAGATCAGGCTGATACAGTTATCAAATGATCGCCATCTACCTAATCGGCGGCGTGGTGGTCTATGCGTATGTGGTGATTGTCATTGCGCGGATTCTGGCGTTCAACAGGATGAAGCGCGGAGAGTAGCAAAAGGAAACGCCAGCGGCCTTTTCGAGTGGTGGGCTGGCGTTATTTGAAACGAAGCAACGGAGGAAGTATGCAACAACATAGCAAAACAATCAACCGGGGTCGTATGTAATGGGTGCCTACGAGGATTTTCTCAAGGTCAAAACCCATGAAGGCGCGGAACACGGATTCGAGCCGCTGTTCATGCCGGATGCGCTCAAGCCGTTTCAGAAGGCGATGGTCGAATGGTCTGTAACTCAAGGCCGTGGCGCCATGTTTGAAGATTGCGGCATGGGCAAGACGTTTCAGTTCCTGACCTGGTCGCAGAACGTCGCCATTCACACCAACAAGCCGGTCATTATCTTTGCGCCGCTGGCCGTCGCACAGCAGATCGTCCGCGAGGGATTCAAGTTCGGAATTGACGTACATCGCTCGTCGGATGGCTCGATTCGCGGTGATATAGTGGTGACGAACTACCAGAACATTCACAAATTCAACTATTCCGACTTCGGCGGAGTGGTTTGTGATGAATCGTCAATTCTGAAAAACTTTGAAGGATCGTTCTGCGCGTTGATTACTGAATTCATGCGCAAGGTTCCGTATCGACTGCTTTGCACGGCAACGGCAGCGCCAAACGATTTCATTGAGCTTGGCACCTCGTCCGAGGCTATCGGCTTCATGGGTCACATGGACATGCTCAATCGTTTTTTCAAGAACGACCAGAACAACAGCGCGACTCGTCGCATGTACGGCGAGGCTCCTAAGTGGCGCTTCAAGGGGCATTCTCAGATACCGTTCTGGCGGTGGGTCTGTTCTTGGGCGCGAGCGATGCGCAAGCCGTCTGACCTTGGATTTGACGATGCGGAATACATCCTGCCGGCGTTGATCGAGAGAGAACACCTGATCGAGTCGGCATTTCGTCCGAGCGGAATGCTGTTCGAGACGCCGGCCGTAACTCTGCCGGAACAGCGAGAGGAACAGCGCGCCACAATTAAGGAGCGCTGCGCCAAGGTTGCCGAGCTGGTCAATCACGATAAGCCGGCGTTGGTCTGGTGCCATCTTGACGAGGAAGCCGATACGCTTGAACGATTGATTCCAGGCGCGGTTCAGGTGAGCGGCAAGAACAAGGACGAAGTAAAGGAAGAACGCTTCCTCGCCTTCGCTGACAAGCAGATCCGCGTTCTGATCACGAAACCGAAGATCGGGGCGCTCGGCCTGAATTTTCAGCACTGCGCGCACATTACTTACTTCCCTTCGCATTCCTACGAATCCTATTACCAGGCAGTGCGTCGCTGCTGGCGCTTTGGACAAAAAAACGAAGTACGGGTCGATGTAATTCACACCGAAGGGCAGCGCAAGATTCTGGAAAACCTGAACCGCAAAGCGGAACAGGCGCAGGCGATGTTCGCGAATCTCGTTGCGGAAATGAATAACGCTATGGGCGTTACCCGCATCAATGACCACACCAAAAACATTGAGGTGCCAGCATGGCTGTGAAAGATCAGGTCGTTACCGATAAGTACGCCATTTTTAACGGTGATTGCGTTGAAATGATGAAGGCGTTGCCAAATAACTCGATTCATCTTTCCGTTTATTCGCCACCGTTCGGCGGTCTGTACAACTACAGCTCTGACGAGCGCGACATGTCTAACTGCCGGGATTACGAACAGTTTTTCGAGCATTACACGTTCGTCGTCCGCGAAATGCAACGAATCACGTTACCGGGCCGTTGTTCTGCGGTGCATTGCATGGATGTGCCGAACGGAAATTGCCAGTTCTCGTCCTATACCGATTTCCCAGGCGACATCATCAGACTGCACGACAAAGAAGGGTTCGATTTCATCGCCCGTCACGCGATTTGGAAAGAGCCGCTTGCCGTTCGTCGCCGCACGATGCAGAAGAATCTGGCACACATGACCGCCGTAACTGATTCGACCGACTGCGGCGTAGCGTCGGCAGATTACCTGCTGATATTCCGAAAGCGTGGCGAGAACAAGGTTCCTGTAGCCAATCCGGTCGGCTTTCTTGAATACGCTGGCGACGATTCAAAGATGCCGGCAGAGGTTCGCGGATTACGCGGTTTTGTTGGCGATCAGAAACTAAACAGGTTTTCTCATTGGATCTGGCGCCGATATGCCTCGTCGATTTGGGATGATGTGCGAATGGGACGCGTGTTGCCTTACGACGAGTCCAGAGACAAGGACGACGAGAAGCACGTACATCCGCTCCAGCTTGATGTAATCGACCGCGTTATTCAGATGCGCAGCAATGCCGGCGAGACGGTTCTGACGCCGTTTATGGGCGTTGGGTCAGAAGTTTATAGCGCGGTCAGGATGGGTCGTCGTGGCGTTGGGGCAGAGCTGAAAACCAGCTACTACAACCAGGCGGCGAAGAACCTTGAAGCAGCAGCCAGTGACATTGAAGAACAGGACATGCAGGACGATCTGTTCGCATCGATGGATGCCGCGTGATGAACAACGACGCGAAAGCCAATTTCGACGCTGCCACTCAACACGCGGCACAGCTTCAATACATCATGACCCGCGAAGCCAAGCACGCAAAGCAGCAGCAGATTTTGCGCTTATTGCTGGCAGGGTTGCGGGGGGTGAAGTAATGGCGCGCATCAGGACAATCAAGCCGGAATTCTTCACATCCGAAGATGTAGTCGAACTGTCGGCAATGGCGCGGCTTCTTTATATCGCGCTGTGGTGCGAGGCAGATAAGGAAGGGCGCTTATGCTGGAAGCCGAAGACATTCAAAATGCGATATTTCCCTGCGGATGATTGCGATATTGACGCGATGTGTGACGCGTTAGTGACGCGTGGCCTTGTGTGCTTGTACGGTGAAAATCTGGCTTACATTCCGACGTTCAAAGACCATCAGCACATCAATCCAAGGGAAAAAGAAAGCGCCTTACCCTCCCCCCTCCCCCAAAAAGGAATTGACGCGTCGGCACGCGTCACTGACGCGACAGTGACAGTGGAAACACGCGCAGGGAGGAAGGAAGGGAAGGGAAGGGAAAGTACACCAGCGAATCCGCCTTACGGCTTTAGTGAGTTTGGGACGCCTACGGCAAGAAAAAAGGGAAAGAGGCGACTGTCAGGGAGTGGCGAAAGATTTGCCCTGATGACGAACTTGTTCCGGTGATCGTCGCTGCGGCGGCTGCGGTATGCGCCAGCACCGAGGAGCGGTATCGGAAAGACCCTGAGCGATGGATCAAGGGCAAGCATTGGACGGACGAGGTTGCCGCAACAGCGACCGTCTCGCCGATCAACGGCCCGAAGAAGGGCGACATTCGAATCATCAATGGCGTTCGTGAGCAGTTCTGGCCAGGTCTTGGCTACTGCTTGGCGACGGAGGAATCCGCATGATGCCCTACGGCGGTAAGGAAATCGCAGCCCTACGTGCCAATCGCCAGCGACCTGCTGACATGGTTCTGGTTTCGCTGATCGGCCCCTTGCGTGAGCCAAACCCGACCATCATTGCGCAGCCGGATAGACGCTACGAATGGGATTTCCTGACCGGGCTTGATGTGTTGCTGGTGGTTTCATCGAACATCGAAAAATCTCTAGTCAAGCGCGCTGCTGATGGGATTTTAGAGGTTGATCCTGAATACCTTGGCGTCTGGTTCTCGGACAAGCAATCCGGCGTCAATGCGGCCTATGGTTGCTGGAAACCAAAAACCAAAACCTGCCGAATGATGGGCATAGCCGACCGGCGCCAGTTGTCAGGAATCGGGGCGAAATCATGAAGGTGATCGACGATCACAGCATTGATTTTGATGCCTACCTGAAAGGCCCGGACGAAGGCGCCAGCGTTCGCCCTGCATCGGACTGGCTTGATGCAACGCTGGAAGCTTTCACCCGGCCAGTGCATGCCTTCGGTGCTGCACTCCCTTGGCCTACGACGCAAAACAGCATCCGCTTGCGGCATGGCGAATTGTCGATATGGCCGGGAATGAACGGACACGGCAAGTCGATGATGATCAATCAGGTTGTTTTGCACCTGTTGGCGCAAGGCGAAAAGGTTTGTATCTGCTCAATGGAAATGAAGCCGCACGAGACGATGCAGCGCATGTGTCGGCAGGCGTTCGGCACCAGCGCGCCACGAATAACGGACATAAAGGAGCTGCATCAATGGACGGATGGCCGGCTTTGGTTGTACGACCAACAGGGCCAGGTTACGCCGGATCGCGTTATTGCTGTTGGCCGCTACTGCCACGAGATAGGAATCAATCATCTGGTGGTCGACAACCTGCTTTCATGCGGCATTCCAGAAGACGGCTACAACGATCAAAAGGCGTTTGTCCTGGCATTGGCGACACATGCACACGATACCCGGCAATCCGTTCATTTGCTGGCGCACTCGCGCAAGGGCAAAGACGAGCTTTCCCCGCCGAATAAGTACGACGTTCGCGGCTCGGCATCAATTACTGACCTAGCCGACAATGTTTTCGTTGTGTATCGCAACAAGCGCAAGGAAAAAGAGCTAGAGGAAGGGCGCGGCGACCCGCAGGAATACGACGCGCTGATGATTGTCGATAAGCACCGGCATGGCGAATGGGAGGGAAGAATTCCGCTCTGGTTCGATAAAAAGAGCCAGAGCTACGTCGAACACTACAACGAGCAGCCGAAGGCGATGCAATTATTTCCCGCTGAAATGGAGGTTGATTTCTGATGGCTAAGGCGACGAGAAAATTTAGAGACAACTTCGATGCGTGGTCGCAATACAAGATTGCAGCCGGCCATTTCGCGGTGCAAGGAATCGAGGAATTGCGCGCATTGATCCGCATTGACCTGACGCCGGGGCCGGATCAGTTGCGCGCTGAGTGTGAGTTTTTCACGATTGCCGGCGTGAAAATCCCGGCAACGATTGATGACCACGAAGAACGGTACAAGCTTTGGGATGATTTCTTTGCGGCAGAGGTTGCTGATATTCAACTGGCTGAGAGGCAAGCAGCATGAAGCGAATACCCCGCCGAAAGGTCGAAGCATGGCTGCGCCCGATGCGTGCCGCGCTGCGCGAAATGCGCACCGGCTACTGCGACAGCATCAAGGGCTATCCAGTCACCAGGTTAAACAACCGAGACGACTATTATATCGAGTATTAAATAGATTATGGTACAATGATGAATTCGCTATAATCGAAAAGGCGGTGCGTGATGGGAAAGTTCATTGATCTGTCCGGGAAAGTGTTCGGTAGGCTCGTTGCTATAAGTCTTTCGGAGAAAAGAATTGCAGGGCGAACGGCATGGAATTGTTTGTGCGAATGCGGTAACAAAACAATTGTTACCGGATGTAATTTGACTAACGGCGGATCAAAATCATGTGGGTGCTTGCAAAAAGAATTGGCGAGTAAAGTTGCTGCTGTCAGCAACAAGACTCACGGAATGACAAATTCACCAGAATTCAAAGCATGGCGGGCGATGAAAAAAAGGTGTTATCAGGAGACCGATATTTCATACAAAAACTACGGGGGTAGAGGAATAAAGGTTTGCGATGCATGGCTTGAAAGTTTTGAGAATTTTTATCAGGACATGGGGCCGCGCCCATCAGGCATGTCTTTGGATAGAAAAAATAACAGCGGGAATTACGAGAAAAACAATTGCAGGTGGGCCACAAGGCTAGAGCAAGGAAGAAATAACAGGGCGAACAGGATTATTAGTTTCCAAGGGAAAGACTATTGCCTTTCTGAACTCGCAGAAAAACTAGGAATAAGTGATCAAACCGTAAATTACAGAATTATTAAGGGCATCCCGTTGGACGCCAAAAAATGGGGAGGGTCAAGGGGTGAGAAAACACTGTAACCGCAAGATACGCCAGCCATCAGCGCCGATGTTGATCAATCGCGGCTTGATCAACGATGAACTTGAAATGCGAGAGCGCCAGTTCGTTGAAGCTTTCGCCAACGGCTACGCCGGCAAAGTGCATTTCGACAGTCTGGCCGATATGCGCAACGTGCTGATTATTGCCGCAGCGCACAAGGACGACGCGCCAATCATAGAATTGTGCAACGCCATGAGTATTCCACTGCAGGCTATCCGAGAACGGCACGCAAAGACGGGGAAATTTGGAGTTACCGGCAACGAACTACAGATGATGCGAACGTTCTGCGGCGTCTATCGGGATTGGTGGATGCGTCAGCCTGTCGCGCTTTACGAGGCGGCGGTCGATGGACTGCAGCGGACGATTTACGCGGAGGCAGCATGAGCGACATAACCACGGCTGACCAACTGGAAAACTTGCGCCAGTACAACAAATGGCGACGCAGCGAGATTGGCGACATGCCGCACCCGAAAGCCATGGGAAAAACGATTGATTGGGCGATAGCCGAGATTGAGCGGCTGCGCGGACTGCTTGGCGGCACAGACGACTTAAGCCAATCGCTGATCGACGATATTGAGCGGCTACGCCAGAAATTGCGCTATCAAGACGATAGAGACGGGCGCATCGGTACGCACTCGCCGGATTGCTATACATACGGACCAGGACACTACGAATGCGCGTTGCGAGAAATCGAGCGGTTACGTGCAGCGATTACTCAAACGCTCAACGAAAACGGTCATTTAGCGGATGGTCGCGTTTGCACGCTGATTGCGCTCAAGCGGGCATTGCCTGAATGGGAGTTGCCGGAATGACCGACAAGCTAACAGTCCGCCTATGGGAACCGACCCAGGCGCACGCAGCGCTGGCCGATGCATGGCGGCACGTCAAGCAATGGATTCTCGCCGGCCATCGCCTGATTCTGGAAATTCGCCCGGAGACGCGCAGCGACCGGCAGAACAAACTGTTGCACGCGCTGTTAGGAGACGTATCGAAGCAATCCGAGTGGATGGGCAAGCGGCGAACGCCGGCTGAGTGGAAAGTGTTGTTCATCAGCGGCCATGCCGTCATAACCAAATCCGGCGCCGAACTGTTGCCAGGGCTTGAAGGGGAATTCGTCAATATCCGCGAGTCGTCGGCAAAGATGGGCATCAGGCGCATGAATAGCTTGATTGAGTACGTCATGGCCTACGCGGTAAGCAATGGCGTCGAGTTGCGCGAGTCGCAGCAGTGGATGGAGGTCGATCAGGAAACCGGGGAAATTTTGGAGAGGGCGGAATGACCACCGACCAGAAGCTGGCGCAAGTCGTGCATTCCGTGATGCTGCGGGCCACGATCAAATCCGCGCAGATACGGCATGAGATAGCCGCGATGACCGAGCGCGACCGCAGATCACTCGGGCAGAAGTTCAGATGGTTGCTGAAAGGATACAAGGGATGATTACGCTAATTCTTCCCTGGCCGCCGTCAGTCAATCACTACTGGGGGCAAAACGGAAACCGGCGCTATGTGAAAGCAAAAGGCGTGGCTTTCCGCAAAGAGACTGCCGATATTGTCGCGGCCAATGGGCAGAAAATTTACGGGCGGCTTGCCGTATTTATCAGCTTGTACCCGCCGAACAATATCCGCCGCGACATCGACAACCACGTAAAAGCCGTTCAGGACGCGTTGCAAATGGCAGGTTGCTTCGATGACGACGAGCAGATTGACCATCTGACGGTTGCGCGTATGCCAGTCGTTAAGGGCGGTCAGTGCAAAGTCGTGCTGGTGAGGATATGAGCGCCGACAGCGTGGAGTGGTCGTTGCAGATCAACGCGCTGCTCTCTCTGAGAGTGGCAGCAAAGGCGGAAGTGCCGGGGCTGAAAGGGCGCGTTCTCGCGCTGGTAAAGAGGCATGGCGTGGTGACTGTCGCAGCGGCATCGGCAGCGTTTGGTGTGCGCGATGCGACAGCGAGACGCGCGCTTGATGATTTGACGCCGGCTTACCTGCGGATTGTTGAGGGTAGGCCGAAGAGATGGATAGTTAAGTGATGACAAAGCTGCAGATG